GGTTGGAGGCGTAAGCCCTGATCATGCACCATCGGTGCCTGCAAATGACGAGTTATATTCCGCGGCAGTCGGTGCAGCCAAGGCGCGTGCCTACAAAGCCGCATTGAGCGCCGGTCTAAGTCACTCTGAGCGGGAGGATCTGTACCAGGAGATCCTGTGTGACATCTACAGGCGCAAAAAGCAGTTTGACCCCAGCCGTGGAGCACCTGGTACCTTCACCGGGACTGTCTCAGCGCACTGCACCACTGATTTTTTGAACGCCAGAAAAGCTGACCGGCAGAGGCTGGTGTTTTCTGAACCGGAATATGTCGACACCCTGGAGGTCGTCGCCATTGACCGTGCAATTCACGACTTCGCACCCACCCAGAACGCCGCCAATGACGAGAACGGTGGGTCGTCAAATTCCATGCTCCCTGACGAGATTACGTGGTTCTGGGGCGAGAACATGGACTTGCTTCCTGACGCTGAGACCCGGCATGACGTGATGGCAGCTCTTGCCTACATGAGCGGTGATCAGCGCTGCTTGATGGATCTGCTCGCCAATCATCGCGATCTGGCTGCAGCCGCCAAGGCGTCTGGCGTTCCGAGCGCCACCTTCTACCGCCGTGTAGCCGACTTGCAGATGCACCTGCGCATGTTCGGCATACGGCCGGCCGCCTGACCGATCGCGGGGTGGCTGAGAAAACCAGCCCCCTCGCCCGGTAAGAACCTTCACGAAGTAAACAAACGCCGCGCCCCTCTGGGCGGTGGTGGTAGGCCAACTCACGCCTGGAGATTTGATGTTGAACGCAAAACCTATTTTCGAAGCCACCCGCAGCCACCTCGGGCTGGGGGTTAACGCTGGCGCAATTACCCCGCCTGTGTACGTGCCCGCAGAAAAACTGACCGAGGCCGCTGCCTGTGACTGGATTGCCAACGCACTGGTTGGCCAGTCGATTCAGTACCACGAGGGCTTCCTGATGATGGACCGGTCCGACTCTGGCAGTGGACTTTCCGCAAAGGAACGAAGCCGCCTGCATTCCGTAGCCCGTCGCATGTGGATCGCCTGCGAACTGGGGTTGGTTCACCTGTTCAGCCTGAAGGTGGCCGACTGCCATTACCGATATCTCGCAGTGCGGTCGGCCAATACGTTAACGCCCCCCGAAATCCGCACCCGCCTTCGCCAGGTTGGTACGCCATCCCCCGTGCCCGCCACCGGCACCCACTAAGAAAGAGAGTCCCCATGATCCCTGAACCCGATACCCTCGACGAGGTGGGCAACTTCGTGATGGCATAGCTTGAAAGCCTGCCACTGGCGGACCTCGACCGCCTGATCCAGCGCGTGTCTGATGCTGAGGACACCGCCCGCCATTACAAGCAATTCCTCCAAGGTGTGCTGCACCGCCGCTTCGGTGAGCGGGCGCATCAGTTGCGCCAGGATCCTGGCAAGAACACCGGTACGGTTCGCTTTGATGTGGATGGCCACACCGTGATTGCCGACCTTCCCAAGAAGGTGGAGTACGACCAGCGCAAGCTCAAAGAAGCCGTCGAGGCCCTGCGCAAGTGGGGGGAGAACCCCGAGGACTACGTGAGCCTGGAGGTCAAGGTCGCAGAGACCAAGTACACGGCCTGGCCGCCAGCCGTGCGCCAACTGTTCGAACCCGCACGCACGCTCAAGCCCGGAAAGCCCACATACAAGCTCGAGCGCATCGTGGACGGTGCTGTGCCTGAGGCAGCGAATGACAGCAAATTTGGGGAGGCAATCTGATGGCCATCTCCCTTGCACAACTCAACCGGGCTGGAACACCCAAGCCACCAAGGGTGCTGATCCACGGCGTTGCTGGCGTCGGTAAAACCACCTTCGCAGGCCAGGCCAACAAACCCGTATTCATCCAGACGGAAGATGGTCTGGGCACGCTGTCGGCAGCGAACTTCCCGCTGTCACGGACCTTCGATGAGGTGATGGAGGCGCTTGCAGCGCTCTACACCGAGCAACACGACTTTTCCACGGTCGTGGTCGACAGCGTTGACTGGCTGGAACCGCTGGTCTGGGCTAAAGCTTGCCGTGACAACGGATGGAATTCGATCGAGGACGCCGGGTACGGCAAAGGCTACGTTGCTGCCCTGAACCTTTGGCGCCAATACATCGATGGCCTCAATGCGCTGCGCGACGACCGCGGCATGACTGTGGTGCAGATCGCCCACACCGACATCAAGCGCTTCGATTCGCCTGAGCACGACCCCTACGACAGGTACGTGATCAAGCTCCATGCCCGCGCAGCGGCACTGCTGCAAGAGCACTCGGACGTTGTGCTGTTTGCCAACTACCGCATCTCCACCGTCAAGGCGGACGTCGGCTTCAACAAAAAGGTCAGCCGTGCCGTGGGTTCGGGCGAGCGTGTGATTCACACGGTCGAACGCCCTGCATTCCTGGCCAAGAACCGTTACGACCTGCCCGACACGCTTCCCCTTGAATGGTCTGCCTTTGCGCAGGCCATGCCTGAAACCCTGCATACGACTCTGATCCCTTCTACCACCACCCGCACCTGAAAAAGGAGTTATCACCATGGCCTCATTCGGAC